TATGAGGCGTATTCCATGACTGTTATGGATGCCAAATACCCAGACGCACAAAAAGCGGCTTTTGCGCTTGATTTTCGGCTGTCACAGCAACCATTTCCCGCGAATGAAGCCCACGCATATCGGGCGCTGACTTACATCACCAAACGCTTAAAGGATGCTGGCATTCGCTTTCAGCAAGATAGCGAAATTCTAGCGGCCGCCAGTGAATACATTAAAAAGGAGTGCATGAAATGACATATAAACCAGGTACTAAAATCACTTGCCGCACAACGGGTTTGGAATTCGTTATTGCTGAATCCAACGAAGCGTTTACCTACTATCAGAATCATGGCTCCCGTGGTCAATGTCAAACCAACTTGTTAGCTGGCGAATTCATCATTGATGGTGCAGCATTGTCTGCGCTGGATAAACAGGAGGGGGGCGATCATTACCGAAAATTGGGCGCTTATCAACCATGGGAAGTTTTGCGCCATTGGTTGACACCCGAAGAATTCCGAGGGTACATGAAGGGTACAGCTATTGCCTACTTAGCACGGGAGCAAGACAAAGGCGGGATGCTGGATATCAAGAAAGCCACGCATACGCTGCAAGGGCTTACGGAATTGGTAGGGGGTGAATAATGGGTGCCCGAGAGTCCGCAGCGATGGCAGAGGCCCGCAAATTGGTTCTTGAGGGGGGTTTGTCACCTTATGCTGCCGCTCAACGTGCTGGAATTACTAAATCGGCCATTTATCAGACCGCTTGGTATAAGGTATGGAAAGCCAAAAATGAAACCGCAGCGTAATTGTTTAGCACGCCAGTATAGCGACCAGATGATGTGCGCCGCGTGCGGGCTGGCTTGGGATATTAATGACCCAGACCCGCCCGCATGTCGTAAAGTGGATCGGCGCTCAAAAATCGTTAAGGAAATAAAGACCTTTGAAGCACCACCATCAAAACCAAAGAAATTGCCGGATCAATTACCTGCCGATGTGGCTATTGATATGGTTAAAGCCTATCTAGCCAATGGGCAAAGTATCAACGGAATGCAAGCGGCTTACCGCGTATTTTTAGACAGGACAGAACTATGAAACAGATTATTCTTATTGCCGCCTTGATTTCGCTGATTGCTTTGATTAGCAATATGGCTCATGACGATGAGGTAGCGCAACAGGAGCATTATTGCGAAATGGTCAAGACAAAGACCTGGCCAGACTACAAGGGTATTTATCGAAAAGAATGCCCGCGCTGATTACCTACGGGCGGCCAGAATTTCTGCGAGGGTATCTTTAGTTTTGCTGCCGATACTTGAACCCAAAAAGAATTGAATGATGGTAGCAACCACGGTGCCGAGCAGGAACCCTAGAATCGTATCCACAAAGCGCACGCTTGTTTCCGGTATGGTGATTACCGAAATAACGATGATGTAAACGCATGAAAATAGCGACCACCAGGCGGCCAAGTAATACACGAAACGTTTGGAAAAAATATCATCCTGTTGCAGCGCCGTTTCTTGCATGTGGCGGGCGCTGGCAATATCACCATAGGCCAGACGATCTAATTCCGTCTGACGCTCCATAACCTTCTCTTTGAAGGCCATAAGCAACGCCGGATCGGCTTTGATTGACGTTAGGGCATCATTACCCGTTTTGCCGGTCACGGTTTCGGCAATGCTTACGACTTGTTCAGCAACTTCGGCGGCTTTGTCGCTGCCCGTAATCCATTTCGTAATTGCCGGGACAAGCTGACCGAGGCCGAGAGCTAGGGTAATGAAGTCCATTATTTTATTCCGTCATGTTCAATTGAATAATGATTGCCGTCATTGAAGCGACCGCCCCAACGACACAAAGGGTCGAGTGATTCCCAAAATTCACCTAACTCACGATGATCTTCTGTGCCTTGAAGAAATACACCGTCTTTGAATAGATTGAAGTCAATGGCTAGGCGTTGCTTATGGTTGCTTTTAGGATGACTATAGCCTAGCTTTACGCCCATAGCCCCATGAACGCGAGGATCACGGAAAGCATCACCTAGCGTCAATTCATAGCCCTTTGAATAGGCGAATTCAATCAGCTTTGCGACCAATTGCACAAGTAGGCGCTGTTTTTGTCCGAGTGTCATTTGTCGGCCTTTTTGTCTAGCTTGTCTTCGATACGATCAAGCTTCTGAAATAATCGATCAATTGCCAGTTGAAAATCATCTTTGTGAACTCGATCATTGGCGATTTCTTCACGAAGTTTTGCCAAGTCTTCTTTGAGCAATTTCACAGCTGACCACAGTTCGCGGGCAAACCAACCGAGCGTACTGGCTGCGGCCCCAAGAATGATATTGATAAAAAGCTGGAAGTGTTCCATTTAGAGCAAAGCCCCCTCTGTAAACAGTTCATCCAGTTGCGCATCAGTTAACGATAGCGCGGTTGCAATGTACGCAACTAGCATCGAATCACGGCGCACTTCCTGTGCATATTCCCATTCGATTTTAGCGGCATTACCTTGCGTGCCGGGGATAGCGTCCACGGCATCGATGACGGCTTGCAGCAGGGTTGCATTCAGCAACGCCAAACGAGCCTGACGCATCGTTACAACTTGAGGAACCTTAGAGGGGGGCGGTACATATTCGGGTAACTCGGGCGGCTTAACGTTAGAGAAGTCTTTGAGCGCGAATCCGAATTGCTTGATGAGTGTTGCGTCTTTTACCGCAACCCAAGTTTTCGCTTCGTCATCTTTTTCAAGGCGGTAAATGCTACCTTTGAGCATTTCCATGAATTCATCATGTTGCGGGGTACCGACGATTGAATCCAAGTCTTCCCGTGTATTGATGATAATTCGGCTAACAGGTGATTCCATAGCGATTCTCCATCCAAGTTGTCAGGTTATGGGCATTAGCCCATTGTGCATGTCCAGACCACGAAGCGACAAAGCGTTGTAATCCATCCATGTCATTATGATGCAAAAAGTTGGCAACCTTGCGTTTTGCCCGTAAAACTGAATCTTTGCGTAACAATTTGTGAGTATCCCATATCCGATAACCCAGAAAGTTGACACCACGTCTTGTTTGCGATACTTGCCATTTTCCTATACGAAGCTTAAGCGTGTCCATAGAATATTCATTAAGTTTTGCAAAATCGTCATGTAAGCGGTCTGGATCATCGCCCAGCATAACCATATCGTCCATATATCGCGCCCAATGACGATGACCTAATTCAAAGTGAACGAATCTATCGGCGGCGTTACCGTAAACGTTTGCAAATAGCTGGCTTGTCAGACTACCGATTGGAATACCTTTGCCCGTTGTCGGGATGATTTCCCGCAATATCTCGAGCGTTTTGTGGCAATCAATTTTGCGCTCAATCATCCCGTGCAATACTTCACGATCAACACTAGGGAAATATTTGGAATAGTCCGTTTTAAGGAAGTATTGCGCCTTAGTGCGGCGCAATGCCGCTTGTATATGCCTAACCCCAGAGTGAGTGCCGAAATCCTTACGGCAAGCGAATGTGTAGGGTAGAAAGCCACGTTCAAATATTGGGGCTACAACGTTACACAAAGCGTGCTGAACGAGCCTGTCCTTAAAATCAAGGGCTGATATCAATCGGGCTTTTGGTTCGTATACAGTAAATTCGCGGTAATCGCCAATGGCATAAGCACCATCGCGCAATTCCTCTTGAACCAGTAATAAATTTGCTTCCGAATACTCTTTGAATTCCAGATAACCATATGTCATTTTCTTACCCTTGGACGTTTTCTTGTAAGCGTCCCGTAAGTTTTCTATGGTTGTAATCTGGTCGATTAAATTTCTATGTTTCTTCGGCATTTAGAATGTCGGCCACGCCTTTGGTTTCCTACTAAGCGTTATGCCGAACCAAGAAGGGTATTCCCCGAAGGAGGATAGAACTGGCTGACCACATCTTAATTGGTCTGCCTGACAAGTCGGAACGTTGTCAGAGCGAAGTATTAATGCCGTCACAGACAAAACGCGACCCGATGTTGTTGTTCGAGTTCGACGCGGCGTTGTTCCAGTTAGAAGACCGAGAACCGGAGTTCACCCCGTTGTTCCAGTTGCCTCCAAAATTCACCGCACGTTTTCCCAGCCTATCCATAGTGCAATCACTTCTTTTTCATCCATGAACCGACCATACAGCCAACTTCTGCGATAAGAATCTGCGCAGCTTGTAACTGATTAGTACCTAATTCACCGATGGAATGTAAGAATCGCAACCAAAACCGCAAATCAGCTAATGCTGAATCTACGGCATAAAGCCTAGATATTTGTTGTGATTTCCCCGCTATGAAAATTAATTCGGGAATCCCTAAAAGACGTTGCAAGAACATGTCCCGAGCAACACCATGACGCCTTTTGATAGATTGTGCTATCGGGTAAAGATAAGCGATTACGCGCTCATATTTCTCCGTAGTTACCATCTGCCCGAAACTGGGTGCAACGTCTTTTATAGGATTCATCTAGTTACTAACGCGGGCGCTTTCGCGCCCTTAATCAAGTTGCAAGTGGTCACAGACAAAACGCGACCCGACGGTGCTGGCCGAGATCGACGCGGCGCTGTCCCAGGCAGAAGACCGAGAACCGGAGTCCACCCCGTGGCCCCAGGAGCCTCCAAAAAACACCGCATTAGGCGCATTGTACTCGGAACCACGACCTTCCGTGTTCGCATTCCAAGATGCACCGGCAAACGGACCTGCTCGCATGGTACCCCAAACCCACAGAACGCCTGTTGCTTGAATAAGACCCCATTTTGAAGTGTAGGCGGCATTTAGTACGGTATTGCCTGGATCAGAACCAAGGCTAGACGCTTCTGTTGTACCATATGCAGCCGACATGAATTCCTGTTGATTTGGGCAACGTTTACCGAAAGCCGTGGCAAGTTCCATGGCTTCAAACCAAGTATACGAGCCGTATGTGCTAGAACCCGAACCACCAAACATCGTAGGTACTTTTGGTGGGCTAGAACCATCAGCTATAACCACATTGTATTTACTTGAACCGTTGGTAATAGCATCCACACCGGTTAGATAAATATCCATCCAGTAACCACCGGCAATTAGTGCCATACCACGCGGGTCAGTAGCTGTCGGACGGAATTTCAAATCCCAAAAGCTGTATTCATTAATCTGTGGTGTCGTATTGCCGCCAGCTTGTGCCGTAGCATTACTGCCAGGCGCATAATGGAAGCCGCCGATCTTGCGACTGTTGGCAACTGGGGGCGAACTAAAGTTAGTTGTTGCCTCAAGAGAACCGTCAGGCTTTGCCCAAATTGCATAGTCAGTACCAGCAACGGGGCTAACTGGCATGGTGATAGCAGTAGACGCAGCGATGACTTGAACCGTACCATTGATTTCAATGCGTAACTGTTGCGAAGTCGAAGCCGTGAAAGCGCCTGTTTTGCTAAATGCCACAATGGTCGAATCTGCTTTTTTGAACAGACCAGCATTGTTATTTGCCGTAATACCATAAGCCGGATTTAACAGAACCACTTTATCAAGCGCGGCGTCATATTGCAGCATCAGCCAATGACCAGCGCCCGCGATATCGCCAGCGGCCAGTGTTGAGTTATTACCCTTGATAATGGTCTTTGCAGCCAGTACACCGCTATTTGCCGTGAATGTCGGTGTTGCTGTCGTATTGGCACTAACTGCGCGTACGAAATACGGCACGCCTGTTGCCCAGCGTTGCGGCGCGGGGGTAAATGTGGCTGTCAATGCGTCAGCAGTACCATTGGCCGTTGATACGTTGGCCGTAAGCATCGCCATAGCGTCATTGGCCGTGCTGTAAATGTTAGTCGCATCGCCGACAATCTTTTGCACGGAATTAACAATTACGCCAGTACCGGCGGCGGTTTTACAAGTGATTGTGTAAGCGCCGGTCGTATTGTTGATTACAACCCATTCGCCCACCATATTCGGGAAAATGAGATTCAGATTGGCAGTCAATAAGCCGCTAATCACAATAACCGGTTTACCGTACTGCAATTCGTTCAACGTGACATTTGCATTTGTCATGCTGATAGCGGATACGCCCGTCGAGAAGTCAGGAACCCAGCCAGCAGCGGCCGCGCCTGTAGCTTCGGGATTGGTCGTATTACCATCCACGGTATTGAACCAGTAGCCAAGGCCGTCAGATCGAAGTACGCGGGAACCTTTAGGGTAGCCTTGAACGTTATCGTCTGTTGCAAAAGTTGCATCATAGACAAAACCGGCACCGGCATTTACCCAACGAATAATCGCCGACAATTCGTAAAGAATGCCGTTCATATCCAAACCTGACGGCGGGATACCGCCAGCAGCCAAGGGAGTGCGGGTTAATGGTGGAAAACCGTCAGTTAATGAGGCGGCACCACCATTAATGCCAATCTGCGAATCAACGGGAATTTCATTTTTACCGCCCGATTGGGCGAAGGGCAAAACAAGTTTGCCAGGAGCGTTAGTTAGCTGCATGAATAGCACCTTCTTGGATAAATGGGGCTTGACCGAATGGGGCCGCCGACCCTGTACCGGCTTCGGAAAAACCAAAAACAGGAATATTCGTGGTAATTAGTGTAGCATCCACCCCCGCCGGATGAGGCAAGGCGTCAGCTTGCGTCATAATTGCGAATTCGTAAGGGGTGAGCAAAAACTCAAAGGTATAGCGCAACGTCATGTTGCCCGTATCATTGACGTAACAACGCCCGCGACCTGCAAAAAGATTCTGCAAAAGCTGATTGATTGACGGTGCGTTTGTGGCCGAAATGTTTGCCAACGCTTTAACTAGAATCAATTGACGATAGGCATCATCACTCAAACGATATGTCTGCGTGGCCGGTTCGCTACCGTCAAAAAACGGCTGTTCGTCAAAAGGATATGATCCAGGTAAAGCATCGCTAAATCCGAAATAATTAGGCGTTTCGGGAATAAGCAATTCGCGCTTGATATTGACAATTCGCCCCCAGATATCCAAGCCAAAACCCTGCGCGGTTTCCACATTCCAAACAAAATCGTAGAACGTATCAAAATCAGCGCGTGGGTCTAGGTACCCATTCATATTGCGAATGAGTTGAGTAATAGTTGCGCTATTACCGTACTGACTGATTATGGTTTGTTCTACGTTAATCATACGAGATTCACCGCAATATTTGAGGCCGTGAGTGTCGGCGATTGGTCAATACCTACATCAACCTTAGTCAGCGTTGGGGTACTGGTACCGATCAAGATTGACACCACGGCAACATTCGTTGCAACAGCTGATACCGGGGCGTAATAGCGGCTGGCAAAGATCGATGAGCCAATGCGCTCACGATTAGTGCCATCAGCACCATTAAATCGGGCAATGATTGACGCTTTAACCAGATCAACAATATTTGACGGCAAAGTCGGATCGTTAACAATATTGACGGCAAACTTGATTGGCAGAGAAACCGGACGTTCAAACGTAACTTCATACGTTGGCTGCGGGAAGTTGTAGCCACTTTCATCTTTGACAGTAACCGAAGTGTTCCCGTTATAATCGCAGCCTAAATCCTTTTTTCTCCAAATAGCGGCTGCAATATCTGCATCCAGACCGCCGACAACAGCCACATAGACAGAATGGGGCAACATCGGGTAATTGGTGACACCCTTATTTACGACAATTCCTTTCGGGTTATCAATGACATAAACGTCCAATACGTTTTCCAAATCATAAACTGTCGCATAAATTGATTCGGGCGTACCGGTTGCGTTAAGCGCAACAGAGTTTTTGCGGCGATATTCAAAGTCTGCCCGACTTTCAACCACCGATCCCATAATGCCATCAGCATCATTGGTAATCGCATCCCATCCGGGGATTGCCTGATAGACCGTTGTCAAAGTACCAGCGGCGCATGGAATAGGCCCGGTGTCAATATTCTGGAATTCAGCCGTAACGGTGCCGGTACTGGCAATCGTCGCATCACCCGTGCAAATATAGGTATTGCCGGAAGTATCCTGTGCGAGAGTGCCAGCAGGGACTACGGTACCCGCTAAACCGGTAAGCGTGACAGTTACCGCCGTTGATGTGGCAGGTTTGCGCGTCAGAAAGTAGATTCGCCCGATAGCATCTTGAAAGCGACCGTCGGCATACTGCGGGTCTATCTGATTGGTGAAATAAACAAACTCGTTGTTCTTATCGCCAATAACTGCCGTTTGGCTTGACGCAAGCTGCCCCTGTGGCGTTTCTAGCGCTGAATTGAGGCCACCCCCAAAGGCGGCGTTCATATCGCTTTGTACGCCCGCTAAAACGTCCGATTCAGCAGGAACAATTAAACCAGCTTGCGTAAACTGGATTTTTGGCACACTAGAAAGTGACATTGTTCGCCGCTCCCGTTTCGTCAATAAAAAGGATTTGCCCAGTAACTTCGCGGGCGGTAAATGCTGAAATTATACATTGGGCAGACACCACACCCGGCACAGTCTTTGCGGCCTTTTCGATGTAACCCGTGAGCAATGAGATTGGGGGCAAGTGGCCTAGAACATCTTCAAAGTATGGAATACCCTTTGGTGTGTTATACCAAAGTTCCCCCAGAAATAGGCGAACGGCGCTGGCAACGTCTTGAGCCAATGCGTAAGGCGGTTCGGCCATGGCGATATTGCCAGCACTATCAATGACCAAATCCCATGCGGTTCGATCTAGCAAAAGCGTATTGTATTGCGTCATACCGGTTTCCCCGAATTACCGCCGCCAGGCGTTACGCCACTATGAACGTGATTATGAACGCTAGTACCCTGTGCTGTCACGTCCCCTGCTACAGCCATAGAACCGGAGAATGCCGCATCACCGCCGCCAGTTTGCGAAATGGGGCCGTTAAGTACCGTTGAACCGTTAACCGTGAATGTCGGCGTTGTGATAGTCGTAGATGTTGATCCATTCAAATCAATCGTACCGGCTTCCAGCAAAATAGCGGGCGCGTCTAGTTTTACTTGTGTCGGCGAATGAATCCGAATTCCTGACGAACTGAACTGCACATATTGGGTCGGCGTACCATTAAGAACACCGCCGATATACATACCATCAGCGAAATTGTATTGACGGAAACTGCCGGGATTGCCTTGCTTTTTTGTAACCTTGACTTTGGAAATATCACGCGATGCAAAAACTGCAATGCCGATATCCCCTTTTTGCGGGTCAATAATAATGCCATTCGCACCACCTTGCAGACGGAAATAAGGAACGTTGTAAATCGTAACGTGAGGCGTAGGGTTGCCCTGGCCATCCAGTTGATTAACCAACGGGGTCACATCAACGTAACCAACGGGGGAGAGTGCGCCCGCATTCGTACAGGCTTCAATTCGCACCAGCGTGGCTGTCTGCATTTTAGACAACGCCTGTTGCACCATAAACGCTAGGTTATTGAATTCACCCCATGTGGTAGACGGCCGCTGTTGCCCATTGGGTACGCCATTAGCGTCCTGTGACTGCGAGGCCATTAGCATTCCCCCTTATGTTGTAACAAATACGCTATGGCGGAGGTAAGTGTCTGTTCGTTGTCTTTGGCCTGCCCCAACATGACGTTGCAACAAGCGCACAAAATGCCGCGAACTTTGCCGGTTGAATGGCAATGGTCGATATGCCAACCCAATGGGCTTCCGGGCGCATCCGATTTGCAAATGGCGCAAGTATTATTTTGCGCTTTCAGCATTGAATCGAAGTCTTCGCGGGTAATCCCATACTTGATTTTCAAACGCCAATCGCGCTTGCGGACAGATTGCGCGGCTTTATTGTTCAAGCGATAGATTCGCGCCCGCTCCAAATCGGCAAGTTTTTGTTCGGGCGTGCGATTTGCATACCGTTTGGCATTATGTTTTTTGGCGTTCGCCTTCTTTTTCTCTTCGTCTTTATAGGCCATAACGTCACCTTACCACGGCCAATCCGTTGGCATTGCCGCGAATTGTTGAGAACCAAGCGCCGCCTGGCTTTTCCGATTCAAGCCGATGTGAAACGGAAGTTACAACCCATTCCCCCGCCGCTTGCAAAATATCAGTAACTAAACGAACTGATCCACCAAAGGTAACGGATGGATCAAATAATGTTTGAAAGTTAACCCCAACGCCATCAAAAGTTGGGTAGCCAATGAGGCCAGTATCTGCCGTAATGAGCGGAATTATTGTTTTGCGGGGTACATTTGGGGGCGTAATGGCTAAAACTTTGTCATCCACATATAGATCACAGCCAGCCGCCCGCGCAAGGTCTTTCGCTTGTTCCATGCCAGTATTCGACAAATACACGTCTGCCAATTGTGTCTTAACGCCATTATTTTCAAAGGTGTAACCCATATCCTTTGCGATTTGAGCCATAACGCTGGCAACATCAACGCGCCCTTTATAACTGCGAGGCTTAACGGCTTGCAATTGATTAAAAAATGCCGCTTGCGCTTGAATGTGCAAAAACACATCTGGCATGGCCTGATAATCACCCCAAGCGTTAACTATATTTCCCGCAAAAACCAAAGTTTCTGATAAACCTTCAATTGCAAAAACCTCAACAGTATTTGGAATTAAGGAGCCTGGTTTCCATTGCAGAGTCGTAACGCTATTCATATCGGCTTGCGATACGCCAAAGATTCGCGCCCGCAAAGTTCCCATCTGCACGCCACCAGCTTTGTCAATATCAGCTAATGCGCGAAAGCCTTGCAGAATGATTTGATCGTTATCGCTTGAGCCGAATTTACCGGTACCCAAAGTGATAACAAATCGCAATTCTTTTTTATTTTCAAAGGAGGGCATATTCATCTGCCGTCAGATAAACCAGAGAAAAGCGAGAGCCTAAACCACCATAAGACGGATCACTACTGCCCTGTGTATCCACAAATAATAGATTACCAATGAAACCTGCATATTCTCGACAAACAAGCGGTACAGCATCACGGGCGATAACCCCGACAACAACGTCCACACCGTTGGAATTTATATCAACAAAAACACCTTGATCTTTTTGATAAATAAAAATCTGAACGTTTTGACCACCCAAAACAACTTTGGTCAGCTGTGAAGGAATTGGCTGTAATGGTACTGTTTGCATAATCAGATCGCCCCTTGAATATAGCTTGCAGCCTTATTCGCCAATGCTGGCAATTTGCTGGCAACACTTTTCAATGTGGAAGTCGGCGGCGTTTGTGCTTGCACTTTTCCAGTATCAACTTGAGGGGCTGCGCCCGCATCTTTTGGTGCGTCAACAAGTGCGGCGCTGGCCAATGCGAAAAGTGAGGATACCTGTCGAATTTCTTTGAGTGTCACTTCAACGATCAAAAGTGTTGCGCCCCGGTTATTTCGGCGCTGATAGTTATATCGCTCAATGGCGTAATCAATGTACGTCATTTCGGGAGTAACTACGCTATAGAGGTCGGTTGATTTGCAAGCCTCATCAATCGCTTCAAGAAACGTTCGGCGGTCGTTTTCACTACCGGTAAGGCAAAGCGTAACAACTGGCGCTGCGGGCGTTTCTACCTTGTTGTAACTGGCAAAACTGCCACGTTCTAAAGGGAAATCACTTACGCGGGTTTCTTTGGAATATTCGACGGCACCGGTTGATAATGTCGAACCGATACCGGCGGCATCTAACGCACCACCAATAAAGCCCGTGAATATGGCAGGATCGCCCAAGGCTTGACCAGAACTATCATATACGCCCCAACGTGTCTGAACTTGAAATACACGCCACAGCAAGCCTTGCACAAGGCCTAGACCGGCACTAACTGCCGCCGGAAAATTGGGCGAACGTGGAATTGATGGAACGCCTGGAACCTTTGGGATATTTGGAAATGGAATAAATGACATATCACATCAACCCATAGTTAGCTTGCGAAGCAAATAGATAATCAAGCGATTTACCCATGTCTTTGGCAACACCATTTGCATCCGTGGCTGCGGAATACACTTTGACCTCACCGATGTGAGTTTCAACGCTGCGATTGCCAGCAACATTATTTGTCGTATTGCTTTGCGCAACTTGTCCGGCACCGGCACCGGCCGCCGCTTGTGAAGCACCAGGCACGCCACCTAAGATAGATTGCGCCATTTGCCCGCGTTTTACTTGTTCGCCCTCCACATCGGCGGGGCGTAAATAATACTTTGAACCGGCGGCCGCCGCTTGTGGGGCAGTTTGCGTTTGTCGCAAAATTTCACCCGCACGTTTCTCTTTACCTTGCGTCAATTCGTATTGAATGAAAGCCAGCTGATCCTCAAAGGTTGAACCCTTAATTGACTTACCGAATTTCTTTTCAAATTCAGCTTGACGGTCTGGGTGCCATTGGGCAATACCGTAGGCTTTCCCGCTATCACCAACGGCAGACGGATTAAAGGCGCTTTCCCGCTTGATGTTGGCGACGATACCGGCCGACTGTTCGCGGGTCCATCCTTGCGATTGAAAGTATGACAAAGCATCCTGTTCTTTATTGCCGGTTTGCTGCGCGGGTGCCGCAACTTCGGGCGGGCGCTCACCATAGGTTTTGCGAGTACCGCTCACAAATTCACCAACGGCAAATTTAGCGCGTTTCCAATCACGATCCCATACGGCAGAAAGAAGATCAACGGCCGCAATTGCCCGATATACCATATCTTCAATCATATCCTTGAGCCAACGTACACCATCGCCAGCAGCTTTAATACCTGGTTCCCATTTTGCCCAATCAATGAGGCTTTCACCCCCACGCTTCCAGGTCATGTAATCCTGATAAAGCGCGGCAATTGCTGCGGCCAATGCCGTGATAGCCACAACGGTTAAATTTATTGGGACTGACGCTGCGGCAATTGCGCCCAGACCAACGGCAATGATCGTCAAAAACGTTTCCACAAATTCGCTGTTGTCACGCATCCAAGTAACAATGTCTTGGAATACTTCAAGGGCTTTTTCAAGAGCGGGCGTAACATCAGATAGAATTTTTCGACCAAAAGCCTCAAAGTTTTGGCGAACTTCGACAATTGCCGTTTTCAGCCGCGTGGCTTCTTCGGCTTGCTGTTTGTTTACGGCATTATTTTCGCGTTGTCGTTTAATCAGCAATTCAACTTCGGAGCGACCTTTGAGCAATAGATTCATTGTCCCTTGGTCAATACCCATCATTCGGCCCATATTGTTAGCCGTAGTCCGATCCATGCGACTGAATCGGTCTGATAGGTCTAGCATAATATCGCTTACAGGACGTGCTTTACCGGCAGCATCGGCCAGACTTACGCCCAAAGCTGAAAAGTAAGGAATCAGGCCAGATTGACCGGTAAGCTGCAATTCGGTTTGCGACTTACTTAGCATATCCATAGTGCCTTGAAGCCCATCAGCAGAGCCGCCCGCCAATTCGGCAGCATTTGACCATGCTGAAATGTTTACAGCAGCCTCACCTAAATTTTTTGAGAATCGATCAAGCGCGGAATTAGCCTCAATTTGATTTTCAATAAATCGCTTTATGGCAACTGTACCGCCAACAATGGCAAGAAATTTGGCGGCGCTTTTGGCTACGGTTTCAAAGCCTTCCGCACCATCTTTACCGGATTTTTTAAGCTTACCGCCAGCCTTCTCGGCCTCTGAACCAGTATCCTTTAGGCCCTTATCGACCTTAGCCTTACCCGTGGTGAATTCGGATGAATCCAACCCCAGTTTTACTAGCAGACTGTCGATAATGGTAGCCATGTGAATTATTCCTGATTCGCCAATGCCCTATTGTAATCGTCAACCGTCACAATCTCCAACATATCGTAAACATCGCGCACTCCATAAACCGTATCAAGTTCATGGAGTGTCGCCATTTGTTTAGATAGTAGCGTACCGAGTATTGGCGAAATGTTTAGGTATTCGGCGAATCGTTTTTGACGGCCGCCGCCTGTAAGCCGCCGGAGATTGAGGGGGCGACGGCCTTCAAAAAACCCGTGTGAAGCTTCCATACTTCGGCGCGGATTTTGATACGGGTCGAGATTTCCTCAATATCTTCTTCAATCAGATTGCGGATAACGTGCGGTTTGGATGGATCGGGAATATACATAACGCACGACCACATTTCGGCCAATAGCGGTTCTGCCACATCCCATTTAAGACCAGCAAGGGCTTTTATGCCGATTTCAGCCATTGCAGCCATACCCATGCGGTCAAACCCTTCGGGGACTTCTACACCCCCCGCCATGAGCGCCAAAATAGCCCGCATGGCCCATGATTCAGCCCTGCTTGCTGGCATTTCGGTGATTACGAATACTTTACCTTTATCCCGACCATCGTCGGTTACGGTGTAATTTGCTGTTGCGCGTGCCATGATGATACCTCTCCGTATCTTTGAACCTCTCCAAAAAAGTAGGTGCCCCGGCGTGAGTTGGGAGAGGGCAACTCGGTGTTAAGGGCTTCGTGAGCCTTTAGACCTTGCCGGGGCTAACTGGTTACAGCAGGGAGCGGTTTACGCTTTCCCAAGTAATGACGTAATCAATCGGCTGTAGAACCTTTTGAGCGTCCGGGATTTGCTTGGCATTCGTCAGAATGCCCCGGGTCAGCGTAAAGGATTCGCCAGTCGAAGGCAAAGCGATTGAACCCGAAATATAGAATACTTCGCGTGCCGTTTTCATTGCTTGAATGAGGGCAGTAAAAATATCCTTGCTCGGGCTATCGGCTTGCAGAGTCACGGTCTGCTTAGTCGGATTAGGCGTAAAACCGGCGGTCATACGACCGTCAACGCCCATCTGAACTTCGGCCAGGTCAATAGCTTCCGTGGTAAAAGCTTTATCGCTTGCATAGCCTTGCAGCTGTACAGGCGAGGGGAATAGACCCGCGATGACGATGGTGAATACGCTGTTCGCGCTTGTGATAGTAGTGTCGGCCATGATTCATGCCTCCTTACATAATGTCGATTGATGCAACGTTGATCTTTTGGACCGCGCCACCATCGGTGTACCAGAAATTGATAACCGGAGTGCCACGATTACCGCGAACTTGAGCGCCTGGGTCGAGGATTTGCAGATAGTAACCCTGTTGCTCAATTGTGGTTGCCACATCCCGACCGGCGGCCTGATTAACTTGCGCCTTTTGGGATTCAGACAACGTAACACCGGTACGGATGCTACCGAAATTCAGACCTTGATTGATCGGGTCGATCATCGCGGCGCGAATCAGGCTGTAACCGGCTTCATTGTAAGGAATCGACTTGACGCTAGTCAGCAGCGAAATGAGTGCCAATTGGAATTGAGCATTCAGATACACCTGATTGACAAACGTATCGGTCCACTTCCATTTACCGGTCATTTGGCCGTTATAGAAGAAATTGAACTGATCGTTAGCCGTAGCGTAAGCGCCGTAGAAGCTGTAACCATTTTCCAGCAGGTTTGCACCAATTTGCTGATCGGTAACAGTCGGAGCAAAGCCACTTTGCGACTTGAAGGCCGTAGTGATACGACCATTGGTGCGGCTAAAGTCAATCGAAGCCACCGAACCCAGAACGAATGCGGCCAGTTCAACGGTGTTGTAAACCGGAACCACGCCATCATAAGCCAGGTCTTTGGCAATGACGCCAAAGCAGGTAGTCGAACCATTGACAATCGCTTGACCGTCAGTATCCCAAACGATGTAAGCGTAACGCTGATTCTGGGCATTGGTCCATTCAGCAAAGGCGGTTTTACCGTCAATGTCAGGCTCCCACATGGTCATGAAGTCAACCCAGTTTTGCGTCTGGGCTTTAACTGCATCCATGGCGGTTTCTGGCGTATCAGCCACATCACCTTGCGACAGGATTGCGCCGGTTGCGCTGGTAAACTTAAGGCCAGCGGACAACGTACCTGTGGCAAACGTGATGGTCGAATCAGCGCCGGTTGTCGGGCTGTTCAAGCTGAAAGTGCTATTGACAGCATTCCAAGTACAAGTTGGCTTGCCAGTACCAGTAAAGCCCGCAGCAATTTTAGTTGCCGCATCGCTAAAGCTGGTTGCTGTTGCCAAATTAATATTGGAAGACGTGAAGGCTGTACCATCAACAGTAACAGTCAGCAAACCGGATAGGGCTTGCAGTTGTGCCAATGTCAAACCAGCCAGCGAACCAGATTGCAACCAGGCGGCGCGGTCAGCGGCCACATATGGCGCAAAGTACAGCACACCTGGCTTAATCGTGGAATTGTCAAAGCCTAAAAAATAGGTTTGAGCAATATCATATTCAGCAGACGCTGGGCCGAAGAAATTAGCAACCGAATCGGCGCTTGCGAATGAACGCACGGAGCCAGTCGAAAGAAGCGTATTCTTCGTCAGGATGACGCCATTCAGAGCCAGCGGATTACCGCCGGTACCAACAACGCCGGGGTTAACGACAACAA